ATGTCAAATTGGCCAGAATGGTTTCTCGAAGCATTACGCCAACGATTTTATCAACTAGAACTCGCTGGCGAACAAAACGCTTCATGCTCATCTGAGGACAAAAATCTATTCACTCAAATGGATCAATTCAAAATCAACCAAACTGAAGATATTCAACATCTGCTATCCGAATGGGAAGAAAGCATAGGCTATCAGTTAAGCCAAGACAAACAATCCATCTATATGGAAGGAGTAAAAGACGGGATTCGATTGATTCTTCCCGTCATACACCCCACAGTTACTCGTTAGCTTTTGATCACTTTATCCTAATATTTCTTTTGTTTACATTTTTAAAAAAGAACTTACAATGCAACAAGCTAGACACAAAACAACTTAGTAAACACTTATAACGACTAAAAAAGTTCCAAAAATATTTTACTACTATAAAAATATGAGAACAAAATGGGGAAACCGTATAGTTGATCCAAATCGAGGGGAGGAAAGTTATATTGAATGAGAAAATTAATTTACTATATAAAATGCGCTTTATGGAAAATGAGGGGGATAATATAGAAGCATTCGAGGGTATTCTGAATGAATTGTCCCTTGAAGGGACGAATGATATAATTCCCGATCTCTGTACAATCTTCGAAGATGAAGTTGCCGAACCGTCTGCTGATGATTATCTTATCGAAACCATATTTTATATTGCAAACCGTAATGATTTAGGAGAGGGCTTATACAAATTGGCTCTGGGTGTTCCTAAAATGTTACCCCATGCGGAGTTTTGGGCAGAGAGAATTCATCGAACAATTTTAAATTCAAAAGATCTAGTGGCTCCTTACGGCAAGGTTTTAGACAAATTAGAAATTTCAAATAAGCAAGTTATTAAAGAAATTTTACTACTGATCAATGATGATGATCCGGATTTTTTTTCAGAAGAGGCCCTCTCGCTTTTAGAGAAATTAAGTTAAATATAGAGTCCTGGCTTTAATATAAAACATTTACAATGAGGTGATATTTGCTCTGATTTTACTAAAGATTATTTTAGGAATGCTGGTTATATAAAGAATAAGAATAAAATTTGTAGAGACAATAAATTGAGATGAAAACGATTAAATATACACAATTATCTATATGATGAATATCGAAAACTAAATAACATAGCAAGCTGATTTTTCTGTAATCTTCGTCTATATGGAAGGGGTCAAAGACGGGATTCGATTGATTCTTCCCGTCATGCAACCCACACATATTCGTTAGCCATTGATCGTTTTAGCTATAGTTTCTCTAGTTCCTAAATTCATGTAACAACACTCTATTAATCTTCGATAATTTCATCTATGCTCATTCCACTTTTCAAGGTAAAAACAAAATGCGCTGGTGAGAGAATCGTGATCTTCTCCACCAACGCATTGAATAGGTTATCATCAAATTGTTCTAGTATATCTTGCCGGGAGCTTAGTACCTGAATAATCTCATCGACTCGCTCCTTGATTTTTTCCTTCTGATCCTCTTCCTCCTCTAATCTCAGCATCTGTTGCCGTAGCTCGTTTAGTTCACTGGACAGTCTGTTCGTTTCTTCATCATAAACCGTCTCATCTATCTGATTCCGAAGCTTGAGATTCACTAATTTTTTCAAGTCGGATTTCAATTGTTGCATCTTTCCTTCGATGTCTAATAACGATTTTTGCTCTACTCCGCTGGAAAGTACCGATTCAATATTAGCTTTCAGCGTTTTAATTAACCTTTTCTTGTCCTTATACATCCGATTGAACAATCGTACAAACGCGGAATGTAAAACTGGTTCATCAACCGATTTGGCATCACAGGCTGCTTTACCTTCATTGACATACGTTTTGCATTGCCATACCACTTTTTTAGATGGGTTATTACTGTTCCAGGTTCGGCGTTTAAAAATGGCTCCACAGCATCCACAATATACCTTACTACTGAGTGCATATTTACTGGAATATCTTTTACTCTCCCCCATCACACTCCCTTTCAGCTTGGCTCTCCGTTCCTTTTCCTTTTGCACCGCTTCAAATAGCTCCTTGGATACAATCGGCTCATGGTTGTCCTCAATTAAATATTGCTGCTCCTGTCCTTTATTCCTTATTCGTTTGTGGGTTAGAAAATCTACCGTCACCGTCTTTTGCTGAAGCAAAGCTCCGTAATATTTCTCATTGGTCAGAATTAAGGTAATGGAGGAATCCCACCACGTATCGCCACCCGTGACTGTTTTAATCTTATCTCGCATCAAACCTCTAGCTATCGCTTGATAGCTTTTCCCATCCAAATACTCCTCGTATATGCGCCGCACAATCTCGGCTTCCTTCTCATTAATGACCAGTTCACCATGTTCATCCTTATCATAGCCGAGGAAGCGGTTCGTGTTACAGAAGACTTTGCCGTTTTGGAAGCCACGCAGTATTCCCCATCGGCTATTTTCAGAAATGTTTCGACTCTCATCTTGTGCAAGGGAACTTAGGATGGTTAGCAATACTTCACCTGTGGTATCCAGTGTATTAATATTCTCCCGTTCAAAGAATACAGCCACTCCAAGACTTTTAAGTTCCCGTACATATTTCAATAAATCCAGTGTATTTCTCGCAAACCTCGAAATCGACTTGACCAGTATGAGATCCAGTTTACCGTTTCGGGCATCCTGTATCATCCGATTAAAGTGTGTTCTATTTTTAGTGCTGGTTCCGGTGATGCCTTCGTCTGCGTAAATATCAGCCATTTCCCATTCCAAGTTGTTTTGAATGTATTGGGTATAGTGGTTTACCTGATTGGTATAGCTCTCCTTTTGCTCCTCAGAATCGGTACTAACCCGACAATAGGCAGCGACTTTCTTCTTTAGAATCGCTTGGATTCCCTCTACGATGTCCATCGTTTTAATGGGAACGATCACGACTTTTTTTGCGGTTGCGGCTTGGGCCATAGTTGTTTCTCCCTTCGATATCTTCTTTATACGGTCACATGGTATAATGCGTGCGGTACATCATCAAGTCCATTTCTGTCCATGTGATAGATATTTGAAAGACTTTTTATTCAGCTCATCAATCGCTATGAACTCTTCTTCTGTACCCACTACTGCTTCCGGCTTTCACCGTCACACTATTTCCTGTGCTGGCTGTCATGCTTCCCATGATCGGAGTTGAATCATCTTGATTTCGTAGGCTCCACTCCACCGACTGGTCAAACACTTCCGTTCCATGATCATAAATGTGGCTGACGTATGAGGCGCTTTGTCCTGTTTTGAGGATAGGGTTTCCAGTAGTAGCTATCGAATAGATATGCGTTCCCGTTTCGACGACTCTCAATTCAATGGTACTTCGTACTGTTGGGTGATACGTTAATTTTACGGTGATGCTTGTTTGGCCCAAAGCGATGCCCATAACCCGACCTTGCTGATCTACACTAATTATACTTGGATCACTAGATATATAGGTAATCGTTGGATGGGCTATCTCATTTCCATTATCCGTAGCAGTCACATTCAACGGTATTGTTTCGTTTAGAGGTACATTGGCCATCGTTCCCTGATGAATATGTAATGCATATGTATGAGCAATCTCGTACTTCCATCTATCTGCAATGTTATTTTCCACGTCATCATAAGCTGTATTTATGCTATCCAATGTGCAGCTTAACTGGATGATGCCATTTAGGATACGATCCATTCCAACTATTTTAAACGACTGATGAGTGATGTAGAATCGTTGGTTCAATGCGATGTTTCGCGTGTCTGCATTGTCTTGTAGTCTAACTATAATATTTCCCTCTGGCATGGAGATAACTTTACCTGTTTCCGTTGAAAACGTTCTGGCTTCTACCACAGCATCAAACCATTTCACCTCTCCATTCCAGTTTATAGCTAGTCGTTGATTACACTTTTTCATCCTGCCCCGACACGACTGTTCATTTTGATCCACCTGACTGGTAATTAAATATCGTTCATCACGATAATCAACGCTATCTCCTGTATGTAAGGGTGTTGCCGCTCGAATAATTTTTTCATCGGTCATTTGAAAGGTATTTGTAGCATCCTGAATTAGAGCAAGCTGTCGCATACCATTGATATGTACAAGCTCTCCCTTCTCTCGTAGAAAGAAATCCAGCATGGGTTCTAAGCTCCGTGTCATTCCTCTTCCTCCAATCCAAAATCCGGCTTGCAGCGATACAGGTACAACTCCATATAATCACTCCAATCCTTCATGTCCAAAATAATAAAGACATCCTCGCTGATTCGAACATAGCAAGTCGACTGCCATAAAGATTCTAATGGAATGAAAGCTCGATATGTCGTCTCTAGTATGTAGCCATCTTCAAAAGAGAAACTTTTGCGATAAGGTTGTACATCTACCATCATAGACATAACAGGTGTGAAATTGGTATTATCCAAAATTTCTAGCTTCGTATCATAGAACATTAATCTGTCCCGACCTTGATTTTAGGTAAAGGAAGAGCAAGTCGAATACTTATCGGAATCCCTGTTTCATATGTGGCTGAGCGTTCACCTTCTTGCTTATTTATAAGCCCAGTCGAATCCCTATTCTTATAGAGATATACGGCATAATCGACTATGACATGATCGCATTCCACAGGCAGTGTTGCCACATTACAATAGCCATAAATATTACTCCTCGCTTTATTCAAATAGTGAATCAAGATATCGTCTTTCGATATGTCTGTTGGTTCCAAGTTTAATAATCGTTTAAGTAAAATCAATGAATCACTCATGTGCTGTCTCCTTTTCCTCCTTTACCTGTGCCTTCTCGGTACGTTTCATATTCTTGACAGTTTGAGCTTTCGTTTGGGCTGCTTCTTGCTTAATCTCATCTGGTTGAGGTTCCTCCACTTGCTCATAATGCCCACTGGCCTGTAACCGCAGCATTAACTCCTGGTCTGTGACTTCCCATGTGCAGCCTGTTTCCTGATTCAAAAACCACATCTTATCACCCTCCAAAATATAAAAATAGGGTATCCAAAACGGACACCCTAAACGTGTTTCTTCTATTATAATGTGTTCTCATATCATCCACTTTCAATTAAGACTTATTGGCTGTGAGTACAGTAAGAGCCTCTGGCTTGATACACTTAGCTCCAAACACCTGTAAACCTTTTACTGCATCCGAAAATTGCTTCTCTGGTCTGAAGGCTTCCACTGAATCCACTTGACCCGCAAACGATATGGCGCTCTTATGACCCGCAATAATTTTATACTTGGCTCCTTCGGTATTCGGCACATTGTTGGATTTGTACACCGTCATACCATCAATATCTCCTACATAACCTGTACGGATGATATTTGAGTCTTTCGTGAAACGAGCATCTTTTAGTAGCAAGCCATAGTACCATGCAGGAACCACTACAAAACGCTCGCTTTCCGGTACATTGTTTTCATCCAGCAGCACGCCAAGATCAATCAGTAAATCATAGGCTGTATCTTTCGTGGGAATTACGGGTGCTGCATCGTTTCCTATCATATTCTCGGCTTTGACCTCCGTGTAAAATCCAGCAAGATACTGATCGACCACATTGGCTAGTCCATACGAAGCTTCCACGATCCCACCATCCAGCAGATTCACATTCGCTTGCGCAGCATCGACATCATCCACCTGAAAATTGAAATACTTCGCTTGATCAATCACCAATGTTTTTTGCGTAGCATCCAGTTCCTGTGGATTCCCGATTCCAGCTACCTTGTCATAATTGCCAATCGTCACCGCTCCAATCGAATTGATTTTCACTGTGGAACCCTGACCTTTAATTTCTCCTTCATAATCGGTGTTGACCACATTCCCATACACCAGATTCTTTTTCAGGTTTTCATTTAAACGTGCGCTCCAAATGGTAGGAATAAAATGTTGTACTGTCATATTCTAATCACCCTGTCCTTTTCTATTTGATTATTATTTGTTTTGTAATGCTTGTTTGACTTGATCCCAATGCTGATTGATCTCACTCGGTGACATGCCTTTAATCGCTTCTAATGAAAATGCGTTACCTGTTGAACCAACCGGAGGAGTATAGCCATCTCCTTTGAGTCGTTGCTCAACTTGCTGCTGTACAGCCACTTGCATCGATTTTTCCAACATAGCCAAATTCGCTGTCGTCGCTTCTTCATCTGTACCAATAAAAAAATCCACTAACGGGAGTGGAAGTTTCTTTTCGGATGCAATTTTGATCGCTTGGCTAGTCAACCGTTCACGCTGCTTCTCTAGCTTCATATTTTCCACTTCGGCTCGTAGCTTCTCAACTTCGATTTCTCTCTCATCCTTCGCCGGGAATCGCTTCTTGATCTCAGCATCCACTGCACTTTCCAAATGGTTGGCTTTCCACGTTTCCAAGGATTTAGCGGATCGTTTGTCCATTGTGCTATCGAACCAACTTTTCGCTTCCTTGTTAGATTGGATGTATTGCTCTATCCCTTCTACGTTATATGAATTCAAATCCTGAAGATACGCTTGCCATTCCTCATTCGTTTGGTTTTCTTCAATCAACTGCTTCACTTGTTCCAATTGCATTTTCGTTTAATCTCCTTTATTGCCCATTCGACTCTGTAGAACCGAACACGCTTATGTATGGAGCCTTTTTATGTCATGCTCAGGACAGCAATGTAACGCATTAGAAATCACAAAAACGAGGAAAAGGTACAAACATGCCAACTCCCCACTTTTGCCTATTTTTCACCCTTTGTTTATGCGGATTTTGGATAGCCTAAAGCGTAACACCGAGTCTGTATAGGTTCGAGCTTTCGAACACGCATATGTATGTTGAATTCGTTTAACGTCATATCTGATACAATGATGTTACGCATTAGAAACCGCAAAAATGAGAAATAGGGACAAACATACTCCCTCACCATTTACGGTTGTTTTTCACCCTTAGTTTATATGGCTTTTGGATAGCCTAAAGCGTAACATCGAGCCTGCTTTTTCTCATCTGGCGCATCCGTAACTTCGACTTTTCGTTCGCATTCTTATCTCTGCATTTCTCACAATATTTCTGCCGATTCGAATTTGCTGAAAATGTAGCCCTACATTTCGGACAGTTCACCCTCGGTTGCGCTGTTTTAAATTCAGATTCTACATTCCGCTCAGACTTATATTCTTGTTCTAACTTTTCATCTATGGGTAAAACCCCATTTTCAAAATATGTACATCGAGGCAGAGAATCATCTTGAGCGAAAAATACACAGGGACTATCCTGTAAACAGCAATAGTTTGTAATACCATGCTTCGCCCCGAGATAACACGCACAATTATTTTTCATCAGCCGCTTGATGCTATTTTTATTCTGCATTTGAGACCTCCTTATCCGTAGTAGTTAATCGTTGCTGCTCCGAATGAAATTTATTGAATTCCAGCTTCGGATTCTCCACAAATGGTAATAGTGTCAGCAATGTTTCCTGTGAAACTACTTCTTTCAGTTTCACAATCACATCAGCCATCCCAACCAAATCTGTCGGCAAGTTACGAGTAAACTTCACAGCGATATCTCGGTAATCATATTGCTCGCCTTCTTTAATGTGCAAAAAGGTGAAGAAATTTCGTAGACGCTGCTTGATTGCCTTTTCCATTAAGGCTTCACGCATTGCCACTCGATTCTCCAAATTTAACAGCTTGTTTCTCAGAGCTAAGGAAGACGTATTACTGGCCCAATTCTCATTGAAGTTAACCTGATCCATCATATCGAAGATTTTGCGTTCAATATTATCCAGCTCGTTCTTTACAAAAGAATCGTTAATCTCCTTCGTAAGCCAGCTTACCTTCCCCCCAGCCGGAACTTGAATAATGCCCATCTTCTTCATATTCAATAAGTCCTCAGTTTCAAGCTTGGCATTCTCAATCACGAGATAGGCATTGCGATGATCTGCAATTTCATTGACCAAATCGGAATTCAAGGTATTGTAGGCATCAAATAAAGAAATCACATCATGGAAGCCGCTTTTCCTCTCTGTATTGGCTGGACAGGAGATAAGCGGGACTCTTCCAAAGATGTGATTATGTTTGCCGATATATTTTAATTCAGATGCTTGGTTCGACCTACTCCGATTGTGTTTGTCGTCGTTGCCGATTGTATAATGTAGAATTTCATGGTCGGTATACACGTCCAAATACACTTGCTTATCAAACCGTCTCGTAAATTTATGTAGTCCTAGTAGTACATTTCGTTCTGCTGTTCCATCTTCCAACACATACGCATTCAAAGGGGATAGCACCGTCGCTGAAAACTGGCCATCGGAGTCGATATAATTCAATTCATAGCTCTCACCAAAGATTTCAGATTGTTTCCGAAGCTGTAGATTATGCTCCTTGTCCCAATGACTCATATGTACGTCTATGTTATGTATAGCTTCATCTTGATCCGACTTGGACACATAGTTTACTGGCTTACCGAGCAGATAACCAACTTCATTATCTACGAACTTACGTGGGAAATTAAAGACAAGCTTTTGATTGCTTCGGCTTTCTTGCAACGCATAGTTCTTTAGAATAGCATGCTGACCATTGTAGTAGTCTGAGTATTTCTGTTTGGCTAATGCAATCGAATGGAGTTCATTTAGACACTCTAATACGATTTGTTCGGTTATTTGCAAATAGGTTCTTCCTTTCAAGATGTAATTGTTGCTTAAAAAATAAAGAACCACCTTTTAATAAGGTAGTTCCTTGTTGAATTAACATTTCCTTTCACCGTTAATACTCTGCTTAAGTGAAGTATGGGAAGTGATCGCGCATAAAATGAGTTAACGCATCCTTCAAATTTCTATGCTGTTTCATATATTGAAACAAGATGGCCGAGGTAAGCACGGTTTCATAGTCCTCGATAGTAATAGTCCAGAACGGTGGTTCCTCAGGGTTATAACTAAATTCACTAACGATGCCATATGCTACACCTAGCTTGTCAATCCTCTCGTGTAGGATCTGATAGATCTCACCACTCAATTGATGAATATCACTCTGTTCCAGAGCCTTCTCCTCATTCCAGCCGTCCATAGAATATTAGCCTCCTTACATACCCGTAATTAAAGAAAAATCACTTTATACAACTGTATTACTTATAATCGTCAGAAAACCGTTCTTTTTAGCGGTATCAATTAACTGTTCAATGGATCGATTTGCGGTATCGCTAAACAAGTACCACTCATCTTTAGATACGTCATGAATCAAAATCTCTGGATATTCTGTTAAAGGTTCAGATGGGAAAGAACGAATTAAAGAATAAACATCAAAACGAACTAAGCTGTTCCCTTTTGGGTCTAGAAAATCATATTGTGCATTTTTATAATAGGACCCAAGTGTGTCAATTGTGAATCTACAAGAGTAGTCTGCAGGTGCTTCGACCTTTTTACCTTTGTTTTTCACAAAAATATTATAAATTGTTTTGTTATATGCATTTCCATTAATTCGCTGAACTACGCCGCCCATAGTCATATGGTATTCATGCTGCAATGCTTTTACTTGTACACCGTCTATAAACAATGGTTCAGTATCAACAGTCACTACAAAGTTGTTGTAATTGACATGGCATCCAAACGTCTCTGCAATAAAACGAAGTGGAACAAATATACGATTATTCTTCATGTATGGTTTAACATCAAGCAGCATCTTTTCACCATTCTTCTCCGCTGTACTACTGTTCAGTGTTAATATAACTTTCATATCGCTTTTAGCGAGAATAACCCCGGAATTGGACCATTCGACGCTAGCCCCCAAATTTTCACTAATAACACGTAAAGGTACCATTGTACGTTTGTTCTTCATTTCAGGCTTCACATCGGATGCAATAGCAACACCGTCAACTTTGATTTGATTTTCTGCTGCATACGTAGTTGACGATAAAATAAATAAAAAGATTGCAAGAAAAACCCAAAAGAATGCTTTTTTCATAAATGATAGCTCCTTTTTTAGTTAAATTTGTTGCACAGTAACTTTCCCCCATATTAAGACGCAACTGGATAAAATTTGTTGCACTCTCCTGCTCGTTAGCTAACGAAATTAGATCAAATAAAGAATGAGTTTTTAGCAAAATCCTCAAAACAACAAACTACGATCATAAAATTTCAGACTCTTGACCGACTGAATCAATTGAACGGCCCCGTATAAACTATCTGGCGCGTCATCATATGTACAATTTCGATTGTAATTCTTCACTTGATGGTTGTATCTGATGTTATCTGCATTGAACAGAATATGACCCTTCTTAACTTCTGGTTCCAGACTAATAATGCGCTCATGTTTCTGTCCCTTGGAATGTACACTTACTACAGGTGTATGTATCTTCGCTTTCCATAACTCTTCTTCAAACTTTTGCTTCATATAGCTTTGTGCCTGATTGACTTCAAAGCCTAGCTTATCTACAGGATAAAGCTTCAATTTTTCAATAGCGACTTGGAACAAATCATCCGGCAGCAGTTTATAGATGTTGCCGTCAATCACATACATTTGCTTCGTCTTCCTGTGCTGTCCAATAATCGAAATGGCCGAATAGTCATTTTTCTTTCCTGCTTTAATGGCTGGATCAATATACATCGCCATTTCCATATCCTCAAATTCAGGCAACCTGTCCCAATACATGAGATTCTGAAATATGTATTCATCGGTTGAACGCGGATCGTTTTGTAATTCTTTATAGAAGCTCTTTTCACCCATGGCTTGTTTTTTACACATTAGGTAGTAGTAGTCCAAATACTCGCTCCACAGGATTTCCGTCCCCTTTAGCATTTCCTCCTCATTCGCCATGAAAAAAGACAAGGCTGTGTTGATCCTGTCCTCATCCTGCAAGTTATTATATTGTCGTTCCCACTCTGACCACAGATCATCACGTTTTGAAAATTGAAGCACGGCTGCTTTACGAACACTTCGCACACCAGGAATTTTACCTTTGAGCAGATCGGCCATAATATCTTCTTCATTCAAAATGGTTCCACAGATCAGGATATTCGTATCCCTTGTGCCAATAGGCAGAATGACATCCGTAAACGTATTTTTAATTTGTTCTCGCTTGGCTTCGGATCGAGCCGTATCCTCCTTGAGCAAATCATCCATTAAAACCAAGGTAGGACGATGATGCTTATAGTGAATTCCTCTCAAGCTACCGTCAATCCCACGAATCATAATACATGAGTCCAGTCCACCTTTACTCTTGAGCCATATTTCATTGTTGTTCCAGCGACTACCTTGACGAATACCGAAATCCTCAATCAGCATCTGATTTGTTTCTAGCTCATCTTTGATCATATCGAGGAACGGAAGAGCAATTTGTTCTGTCGCAGATATAATCAGTGTAAACTGTGATTTATCATAAAGTGTGGCATACAGCGGAAATAAAAAAGAACTGATTGTCGACTTTCCATGCTCCCTTGGGAGGCCGAAAGCCGTAATCAGTCCAGTATGGGCAAGCATATGTCTTAATTCCGTGAATAGCTCTTTGTGAAACTTGCCAAATGCTCGATCAAAGTATTTAGGAAAATAGGCCAACGCAAAAAACTCAATGTCCATCTCACCGATAAGCTTGCGTAATTCGGAAAAAGAGAATGTTTCGATCAGTTGTTTCATTTTCGGTGGCTTAAAATGCTTCTCCATATACTGTTTAAGCAGTTCAGCTTGGCGTTGCTCTTCTTGCTTTATCGTTTCAATGGGCATAGCTCCTTTCTCAAATTCACTATAAAATCATCACAAAAATTTCTGCTCCCTTTGCTGGCGGCTACGTTTATCTACATAGAAGAACCCCTCCATCCACAACTAAAAGAGTGGCTTCTCACCACTCGATATTTGCCAAAGCTTCAGCCATATCCTGCTGCGTTGTTAGAGTATAGATATTGGTGGTTGCTACGTGATCATGTCCAAGGATTTGCTGGATGGTCGTCAATGGAGTCGTTTTCACCAACTTATAGCCAAGGGTATGTCTAAGCATATGTGGTGTGACCTTTACATTGACTCGATCCCCGTATTTGTTCAAGATCAAGTTGACTGCATTCCGTTCCAAGGCTCCGCGCTGCCCAATAAACAAGTGTTCCGATTCAACTTGTGGCCTGACTTCGAGATATCGGGTGATGGCTTTACGTACATCCTTATTCATGGGTATCGTTCGGAGGGAGTTCCCTTTACCAAGCACCTTCAATATCCCCTTACGTTCTGTCATTTCAATATCCTTCAGCTTGATGCCAACCAATTCGCTTACTCGTATCCCTGTTCCCAGCAGTAATTCAATCATACAGATATGCATCCGATTACCCATACGGTGAATTTCATTCCGCAGCTTCCACAAATCCTTTTCCGCTAACCCTTTGTATTGGTGAACAACCTTGTTCCTGACCGCTTCGATATGTATCTCTTCCTTAATATAGGCTTGTTGGTGCATCCACTGAGCAAATACGTTGATACTGGCAATCTTGCGGTTGGTGGTGAGTATCGCTTGGTTGGTGCTTCTCAGATATTTCTTGTACTCCACGCCATCCAATTCAATCCACTTGTCCAGTCCATATTCCGTTTTCCTTTGATACCAGGTTATAAACTGCAACACGTCCCGGATGTAGCACGAAACTGTGTTCTTGCTTCGATCCTTGCTCCGTAAATGTGCTTCAAACCCTTGAATATAGTCCATATTCGCCCCCACCCTTCGCTTGTGTGTCACATCATAGCGTTGATGCGAGGGAAAGTCCACTCCATACATAACTTATCTTATGCACTGAGTTTGGACAATTTTGGGGCTAATTCAGGGCTGAAATGGGCGTTTATCTATGCAAATACTGACGGCATAACGTTATGACTGCGAATCATCTGGCTCTATGTATCCGTCCTCAATCTCAACCGATTCCTCAATAGCTTCATAATCGGCATCCACTACATCGGCTTCAATCATATCCAAAAATAGCTGCTTACGCTCCTGTTCCAGTGCTTTTGTATTGACCAGCAGTTCACGGCGATCATTCCACTCGTTGGGTGCGCGATTCTTTAAATAAAAAATCATCGCTGTCGGATTGGGTGGCTGATATCGTTTCACTTTCTCGATACGCGTCTTCTTTTTTCCATTTTTGTCCTCTTCAATAATCGTTTTTATTTCTTCATATTCATAGCCCGTAGCAGCTTTCAAAAGTGAATTTTCCACGTGGGATATAGGCACAGATCTGCTCCATTTGACTAGTTCAGCCAGCATCGGATGTTTATCTATATACTCGTACCAAGTCGTTTTACCTATATCGAGTTTCTTGATAATATCCTCCGCATTCACGCCTTCTTCGAACCATTGCTGAATCTCCGCAAGTCTAGGATATACATGTGTTTCCCACTTGGTTGGACGTTCCAATGCTTCCGCAAATTTGGGATGTTTCCTTCTATAATCGCCTAATGTCCAAATATGAATATTAAGTCGCTTCGCAATCTCTTCATCTGTTGCTCCTTCACGTACCCAAACGGGAATATCCCTGAGTCTTGGCACAACAAATTGATCATATTTGGTTAGTATCTTAGGCTTGTTCCTTTTGGGCTTGTCACTATTTTTGCTCATCTTAACTCACCTCCATCAATGAAAAAAGGGAACAGTCAGCTATCGACCATTCCCCATATGTATCAGCTCATCCTTCCAATTCAGCCTCGTAAAACAACTCGATATCTTCAATTACCTTTTGAATCAACTCGTTATCCTCACAAGCTTCCTCAGCCCCTAGCACATTTACCTTTTCGGCTTGCATGCCCTTTAGGAATCGAATCACCATATTCACTTTTGCTTTACCCAACTCAATCACCCTTTCGGTTTAGTCAGCACATGATACCTCTGACCTTGCCGACTCAGCAACAACTTCATGATAGTCATACTGCTTACCGTCGTGAACCAAATAGTTGTATAATGGGGTTCACTGAATACTAATCAATATAGAAAGGGGAAACTGACCTATGCTTAAAAAAATGAATATATATCTAATTCTTAAATTTGCGTGTGCTGCTGCCGTTGTTATCACGTCCCTTTTTTCACTTGCTTATCCTGGTAATAACCGACTCGCATCCTTATTTACACAGCTTTTTCTCAGCCTCATGTTTTTATTTTCTGGCATCTCCGAGTTTAAGACAAATCGAAAAACGTATGCCATAGTTAGCTTCAGTGTATCCTTGTTCGCTGCAATTGCATTTATATCTACACTTTTATTGAGAAAAGGTTAACTGTACGTTTTCTAATTCTGAATTAGTAACTATTTCATGATAGTCATATCGCTTACCATCTCGAATCAAATACACACTGCTACCGCTGCCAACATGGGCAATATATCGCTTCACAATCACATCTACATATTTGGGATCAAGCTCACTCGTATAACAAATCCGATCCGTTTCCTCACAAGCAATCAATGTTGAACCTGAACCACCAAATGGATCAAATACGATATCACCAAGCTTACTGGAATTTTTAATTGGATAGCTAATCAAGGGAATCGGCTTCATCGTGGGATGATACTCATTGCGAAAGGGGCGATCAAATTGCCATAATGTCGTTTGCTTCCGATCACTATTCCAGTAGTGTCCACCTGTCGGCTTCCAACCGTACAATACAGGTTCGTGCATCCAGTGATAATCGGCATGTCCCATAACCATCGCTTGCTTTGCCCATATACAACATTGAGACAGTTTGAATCCTGCTTCAATAAATGCCTTCCTAAAATTCAAACCTTCACTATCTGCGTGAAACACATAAATACTTGCTCCGTCATCTGCTACTTCAAACATTTGAGTATAGGCAGCCAATAGAAAATTATAAAACTGGTGATTGTCCATCTTATCGTTTTCAATTTTCAATGCATCCTTGGTTTTACCTGTATAATCCACATTATAAGGTGGATCAGTTACAATAAGCTGAGCCTTCTTACCATCCATCAATGTTGTAATATCCTGCTGATTAGTCGAGTCTCCGCACATGAGCCTATGCTTACCAAGTAGCCAAATGTCACCTTTACGAGTGATCGGATGTTCAGGTAATGCTTCTTCCAGATTAAAATCATCTTCATCATCGGCTGTATCTTCATGTAATGTATCCAGCAACTTCTCTGCTTCAGACCAATCAAAGCCTGTTAACTCAATATTATATTCTGCTTCTTTTAACTCATCTAATAATGTAGCCAGTGCGTCAAAGTCCCACTCCCCTGTAATTTTATTGAGCGCTATGTTCAGAGCTTTCTCTTTCGACTTATTCACATCGACTATGACACAATCAACTTCATCGTATCCGAGTGCCTTCAACACTTTAGCCCGTTGGTGGCCTCCTACAATTGTATAATCACTATTACAAATAATCGGTTCACAATAACCGAATTCCATTACACTATTCCTGATCTTTTCAAACTCTGGATCACCCGCTTTTAAATCCTTCCTTGGATTATATTCAGCATGCACCAGTTGATCGATCTTCAATTTTATCCACTTCATTTATTAAACTCTCTCCTTTATGTCTACAGCTTTCTCATTGTTTCTGGCGTTTTTTATGTACGGAATTAACGTTTCTACGTTTACGAATTTGATTTCCAATCCACTTGATTCCCCTTTCTACCTTTATTTTCAAAAAGGCTGCAATCCACATCCAGGTGATAAACACACCAATTGCAGTAACAAATCGTAATATTTCTATGATTATTGATTGTAAAATTAATAGCATTCTTGTTGCTCCTCTCCAAAATGAAAAGGAACCCTAGCTCATAGCCAGAGTTCCCGTATATAATATGTACTTTTAAATTTGCTCATTGTGTCACGTGACACATTTTACTCAAGTCCTCAATTCGTGTAGTTTAAAATTTTGCAAATAGCAGTCAGTATTCAACAAGGTAAAATTCAATATGAAATACGAAAATTTTAAAGCGATAAATACAACCAATTAATAATATGACTCTGAATTGTCCATGAATCCTACCAAGTCTATATATGATCTATACGTGGGATAGGGGAAACTAAAACCGCCATAAAACCACTTCGCTACGCTTCGTAAACGGTAGTATCGCCTGCCACCGTTTCCCCTCCCACACCCAGCCCCTTTGCGGCATATTATAAATACTTTGTTCGCAAATTTTTATCTTTCCCTATCTCTAAAAACGGTTGATTTTATTGACTTATCTATCATCTGGACAGCAAATCATGGATACATGTATATATATAGCATTACTCCACAATTTGCTGTCCAAGATTAAAAAAATCCTTATATGTACTACCTTTTTGGCATTATCGAAAATGAGAAAAACTTGATTTTTTTTGTTACAACCGATTATCCGTTAAATTTGCTAACTAACCAATATCGCTTCCCTTTATGGGGATTGTTGCTTCCATCTTCTAACTTCTTTCGGTTATCTGGAAAGCTACCAATCGCATATTTTAATTGATTCGATTGGAGGTAGGACTGTAATTGGCTAATATCCTTTTGTAATCTACCTCGATAATCCTTGATATCAAATTTTTCAATGACTTGTTTTTGACCGTCTTTATATATTCTTTTACCTACTATTGTTTCTAAATAGCTACATAATTCTTCTTGTTCAAATATCTTCTCAATCAACGTGATTTTATTTTTATGTAATAAGTTCGAAATGTACATCATATAGGCATCGCTTTCCTTTTTCCCTCCAGTTTCTTCCCTGAAATTATTGGTTTCTCTGTTCTGATCCAGCATTGCTTTAATCCGATCTCTCGTAGCTACAGCTTGAAGATATTTAACTCTGGAAACTGTCTTCTTCGATTTATATTTGCCATCACTTGTTGCGTTGTCTTTAATGATGTAATTGGATTGCCTCGAAAATTTACCCACTAGCTTTTTCCATTCTCCAACCCCACCATGAATAAAAGCATCTGCTTCATTCAGTTTCTTCTGGACTGTTCTCAAGTAATTATTCAAATCTCGATTGCTTCGATTCAGTAAAACAATATGAACCTTATCTTGGTCATTCTTGAATCTCTTTCGTCCAATACACTGTAGCATCGTATCCACATCAAATATATCGCACACAACTAATTTAATTTGCTCATCCTTCAAATCAAAACCATTATCAAGCACAGTTGTCGTGAATAGATATTTACAGTCAAACCTATTTTTCTTGACCATGGACTCCACTTGATCATCATCTACATATTTGAGATATTTTTTATTTTTGCTGCTTTTACTACATACGAATAATGAATTGTCATATTTGAGATGAAGCTCATAAGCCTTTTGGATACTGCTTGCAAAATATATAATTTTATCGTTAGCTTTATTGAATTTGCGCTCAATCCATTTTTCTATTGCATAAAAGTCTCTATAGAAGGATAACGATGCAATCTGATTGAATTTTATTGGAATGGAGTATGTCCATATTTTATTACTTTTTTGTTTGAGCTTACGTCTATATTGATCCTTGATGTAAGAGAATAACACATGACCTGTTGCGGACATAAAAATTCTAATTTGAGACTGTAAATTAAGAATGGCTTGAAGGGAATCATCCGAATTATCATTGAATCCACTGTCCGTAGTAAAGTAATGCGACTCATCACACACAATGTATGTATACGGAGAAAAATCGTATTCCTCATCATTGTTTAGCTGGTTCTCAATCGTTTGATATAATTCCACTTTGATTCTTGAAAATAATGAATTGTCGATAGCTTCCTTATTCTGATCGTACAGGTTCTTTCGATTGACTAATAAAAGTATGTTCACATTTTGCTGATCCGCTAATTTTTCCAGCTTGTTTCGAATAAAATAGGATTTACCCGATGCCGTCCCACTGCTAATTAAAACGATATCTCCATTTTTCCATTCAACCTCCTCCCCGTTTATCTTCTCAGTTACATTTTGCTTTGGCTTATAATCATCAATTCTCATCAAATGCTCCTCACATCATTTCTAACATCTACATTTTAATGATTTGTTGCTTCCCATTCATCAATGGCTACAGATAGTTCTGGCGTTTTCAGATACATGGAAAATAAAACATTCGTCTTATAGTGTCGTGCCTTCGTTATAAACGAGAACCCCTTACTCGTCAGATAATTAAACAAATGAATATCGTAACAATAAAAATAGCTCAATCAGATTCACTCCTCTCATTTGTGGATCGCACCTTTATAGCAGGTGTCACCCAAGCGCCAGTGTTAACAGGCGCCTATCATGACAGACAAATGATTCACGTTAGTCGATATGGACTATCGCCTTAAAGCTCGATTTCGTGACTTTCTCGATAGTTATAAATTCAATTGTCGCACCGTCAAAATCCAGTAAGGATAACCCCTCATCTCGACGAATGACCTGATCTCTCGGAATGATACACTTCACTTTCCCCTGCTCATCTACAATATGAACATAGCGGTACTCGACCACCTGAATCTGTAATTTCTCGCCTAATATCTGGTCAGCTACCGACTGCGATTCTTCCTCCGACTTTTTCAAAGTACTGAAGCCTAGCAAGTAATTTCTCAATGTCCGTCTTGTACTTTTTTCATCCAGTAGAGAAGACATATTACTGGTTTGTACTACGCTTTCCCTCTCAGCTTCATATCCAATAAAGAATTGTCCCATGATCTCAAATAATGAATAAACACCGTCCGGCACATGGAATGGAAACTCCAAATCATGTATTGTAGCGATACCAGCTTGAACGGTAAGCTCCTTGCCTTCTACATTCCAATTCGTAAGCCGGTTCACCTTTCGTACTTCCCTCTTCATCACATTTTCATGCTGCTTTAGATTTTCCAGTATCCCATCTACAAACAGCCATGCAAAGGAGTATGTTCTGTAGTTTTGATATGCGATCTCGACAGCAACACTGGCAAGTATTGAAGGATAAGGACAGATCACTTCACACTGAGTTTTGTATTCCTCTCGTAACTTGGCGTATTCAGCACTGATCGCTTTCCGGGTATCATTATCTCGTTCCCATTTTTTTAGTTCATTAAATTGCATCAAGCGATGATCAATTGGTTTTTTCTGCTCGTTGTATTCTTTATACAGTGGCTCAATTCGAGCTAGATAGCTCAGAAACTTGGGCTGACTGACCTTGCTCATATCCTGTAACAATTCTTTCGTACTCTCGATGCCCAAAATCGACTGATCCAGTTTGCCATCTTTCATCTGGAACTTGTCATCTATGTACTTCTCCGCCTTAACGCAAAACTGATTAAACGACGATTGGGTTGAATACTGATAATCCTCGGCTTTGCCACCATTCACAAAACGAAAGAAATACGGCATTTGGATAGCCAGACGATCCAGCACATATGGAATCTCTACTTCCAGTCCATTTTTCGTGGCATCAATGATTTGACCTTGGAGAAATTTTAAGACTGAGTTTTCCAAAACGCGTCCTTGAAGGCTCCCTTCTTCTAAAGCCATATTCTGAAAATACGTGTTCACATTCGTACATCTACCCGTCAGATTATGTAGACTTTTTAGCTCCATCTTGACGATACTATCCATATGATTCGGTACAGGAGCAGCTACTTTTTTATCATCTTCATTGATGATCGTTGGAGCATCAATCACTGCCTTGAGTATGGTCGGATCATTCGTACAGAGAGCCGTGTCCCCATCGACATCTCCTAGTCCGAGCCTTGCCAGTGTTAAATCACAACAGTTCAGAACAATCACATTATCCAAATGACGCATATATCGGTTATGTACTTGTACAAAATCTAGCTTGCCAACTTCATTAAATATCGTTAGTGGTGAACGGAATAGAGCGTGGCTTCCCTGTTTCCGATTCATAAAAGCCTGTTTCTTCTTCAGCACACCTGTTACTGGATATCCGCTGGCATGCTCCATGAATGCAATCGGATCATTGGTTAGATAAAAGTAACTACCTCGAATCGGGATGCGACCTTTCAACATATCCTGTACTTTCAGCATGGCTTGCTTCACGATAAATTTACGGACGTTTCCGTCATACAGCATCAATTCATTCAAATCGATGGCATGGACGATTTCATTGATAAACTCTTTCTTCTGGCCCCGTTCTATTTCATTTTCCTGTTCGTCGGGTTCTTCATCTACATCTTTGGGTTCATCGTCTTCTTGGACTAGCATATGTAGGAACGCTTTTGTGTACGCGATATCTCGAAGCCACTTTCCATGGGTGCCATTCTTTTGCCCATGTAGTACACCCTTGATGACATCCATTAGAGGCGTAGCTAATTGATATAAATCGTTCAGCGTGAGATTCAGCGCATGAATATATTGATATGTCAGTGGTGTATAGGCATTCATTTGGTATGCTGGTTTCGCATAATTAGCGACCCAGAAGTTATTATGATTATGTACTTTCAGTAATGCTTCATATTCCGTTATACTTTCGAACAAACATTTAGGCTTAGCTTCTCCCTCACTGTATTGATGCCATGCTTTGAAGCAGGATTTGGTGAGGATAAGATCAATAGGACGACCCTGTTTGTCGATGATCGGCTGTAATTCACCAAAAACATCCTTTATCTCTGTCACGTTGTTTTCGTTAAACCATTTCATCAGATCGAAACGGATAAAGTTTCCTTTAATATATGGGAGCCTTCCCTGAATCGCATTAGGTGAATACGATAGGTTAAGATGCTGCCCAATGCGCTCTGCAAACTGAAAGCTCATTAAACCTTGACCATCGAAAAACTGGACATTCTTATTCTCATACTTCGGGTACTCCACTCGCTTAAATCCGATGGACTCTTCATTGATAACGATGATTGGAATTTCTTCTGTTTGCTCGATGGAATAGCAAGGGTATAGTTTGTCATTATACATAACCGAACGAGCAGGAAAAGGAATTGCTTCTAGCTTCACACGACGATTCTTTTTATTCCATCCATTGAAAGTTTTATATTCATTTTGATCAGGAACAGACTTTGTACGGCCATTCCACGAGATCGTTTTATTCGGTATACGTTCTAACTTATGTAATTGTTCCTTAGATGGTTTCAATTCTTTCTTTGCTTTGAAATATTCACGTTGCTTCGTCTTTTCATCGAATATCGACTTTTGTTGCTGCAAATCCTCAGCACACTTTTCCACTTTCCATACATCCTCGATGATCGTATCCTTTTCATAATCTGGAATAACAACAATCCGGGGAACATACGGTACTGGCTGTGCTGCTGAACGACTCACACCAAGTGCTGCTTCCCACTTATGGGGATTAGTGAGCCGTGGCATTTTACCGAGTGTTATGCGTCTATATAGGTCAGCAACATATTTTTCTTGGATAAATTCCGTTCGCTGTGTGCGTCTCATCGCAGGCGATTTGATCGAACGGACATATTTCCTTCCATTATAGTAGATGCCCTCTCGTAACATTCGTTCAAACATGGCAAGTTGAGATGGATCATCTTCATCAATTTGATCAGCTTTGAGCATGAAGAGCACTTCGGTAACATCGGTGGAAGGATCACGTTCTGCTACGACTCGTTTGAGTTGATCGAGATAAATGCTGTTTGATACAGTGATAGTGCGAGTGCTGGATTGTGGCGCACAAAGTTGGTCGCCTAGAACCGTGATTTCGTTAAAATGGAATAGTTTGATTTGGTATTGATTTCTTGTTGGATTAGTGGTCAAATTTTAGCCTCCTGTTTGTTGGTTTGTGTGATATGTTCCTCATAATGTTCTTCTAGTAAGAAAACATCAGCCTTTGTCTTCAATAATTTCTACCTGTTGCTGTGATTCTTTCTTAAGCCGATCTTTTTCTTCATTAAGAATCTTTTGCTCTTCATCACGTTTACGGATAATCGATTTTTGCTGTGAACTTAAATGTCTAGTATCAAATCTCCAATTCATTAAACTTCACCACCTTCCATTCCTGAGATATATTAGTTCCGAGTTCACCTTTTCAATATGCTGGTAATAGGTGAACACAAATATATTGTATCATACCAAATTAAAATTCGTCAATATTTTTTGTAAAATATTTTACGTATATAAAATTATTTTAATCTACGGATTTTTAGGTTATAATATTTACTGAGGAGTGATATATATGCCGAAAGTCAAATTAACTGAAGAACTAAGCAGGACTATAAAGAATACTCGAAATGATAAAGGAATTAAAGCAGCTGATCTATCTAAATATATTGATAGAAGCCTTGCATATATAAGTAAGTTAGAAAACCATAATGCAGAATTTGTTGATTTGGAAGTTCTCTATAAAATATTTGAATTTCTTTTGGGCAAAAAGGAAGATTTTCTTGAACACATACAGCCACTACTTGAGAAAACAACCATTGAATTAACCCCCGATGAGATTAAAGAACAAGAATGGATACAGATATTTGACTTGGAGTATCGTCAGATACCAATTCCCGATTCTCTAATAATGTTCATTACAAAAATGTTGAATGAACTGAATCTGACCGCAGAAGAAGTCATTCTTGAGATGAATAAAAATGAGGAATTATCAGATCATAATATTCTACACCAAAAAACCAATTCTCTAATCTTTGAACGGAATCAAGAAAAACCATGTTCCTATATCGTATTTGACTTAAAGGAGAATCTACTACAAAAAATCCTCAGTAAGCAGATAAATATTATTAACTATATTACAATGGAAGGAATCGTTCGCACTCTTTATAAAATGCAGGGTGCATCCATTAAAGAAGCTTATGAAAAGGCAGTCTCCACGTTAAACGAACATAAATTTTTCAGCTTATATGAGAAAAAAGAACTTTTACGAGAAAAAAAGCATGGTGAAGAACTCGAAAGGGTTCTAACTGAGTTTGATAAAAAAAACATGACCGTAGTGAACAGTATTATGAAGCATATCAAAATACTCAGTGATTGGAACATAGATTATGCTAATCGGAAATTAAAAAATTTGGAGGACAGTTTCGAGATTGACCCTTCCTTTATGTTGGCTATAATTGGGGGAGAATTTTTCAAATTAGCTGATCTGGATAAAGAAGGAAAAAAGGCGTTTCTTGCAGATTTATCTGCATTGATAAATAAACATTCGGATAAACCAAAATCTTCTGAAGAAAAATTCGAGGCATATTGAAGGTCTGCTAAATAATGAATCCATCTACGTGTTTTGTACTATTGTCTAGTTCTTATGTCAATCCTATGTATATGTCAGCCATTTCACTAACAATACACATTCTTAAACTACTACTAGTTAATGCGAGGAAGGTTACGAAATGAATACAAGAAAAGCAGTTTTCTCTTTCTTATTATTGATCTTTTATATACCTATCTGTTTGCTTCTTTGGTTCTCTACTTATGGTTTGATAAATTCAATAGACCCTGGAATTTATATTCGATTCGCTACAGAAAATAAATATCATGATGATATTTTCTTTAGCAAAGAGATTAATGGAAAAACAAAAATTTACGATACTATAAATCAAACATTAGGTAACAAGGATGTTGATAGTATAAATAACAAACAAGCACTGTATGCTTATTTGTTAAAAAATAAAAAACTCTTAATTAATCCAATAAGCAAGAATGAATCATACATGAAATACTTACAAGAAAATAATTTAGGATTGAATGATCTTTTTCTCTACATCGAAAGAATGACTAATTTAGATCAGACACTCTTAAATGGTTGTTTTTATCTTGTCGCTCTTCTAGAAATTCTGTTATTTTATTTTGTATTTCATTATAGAATAAGAATTTACATAATTGCTGCTGTTCTTTACACCTTTTCAAATTTAAATATATTCACATTGGGTATTTTCGGAAATATGTTTTATCCTTTATCCGAAGCTTACTTTTCCCTTTTTCAAAATGATTTCAAATATGAAAATTATACAATAATACTGAATAGTTTTGTCCCAACATTCAAAGAGGCTTTAATGACCTATATTATTATTGATGCTATTGGCCAATATTATAAAGATAAAAACGGTCGGCATATTTCCTATCATATTAAAACAATATACTATTCTATCCCTATAGTACTAAAAGAATTAAAATTCATAGATAAAACTAATCCTTCTATCTGTGTCAAAAAAGTAAAAATTGAATTCAGTTACCTTCTATCCTATTGTAAAAGAAATAAAAGGGATATTTACCTACAAGAAATAACCAAACTTTTAGAAGAGAACAGAGAAACTCTAATTCAACACTCTACGTCTATGAATATCAAATTAATGATTGAGCTAATAGAAAAAATACACTCAAAAATGAAAAGTTCTCCTAAAATTAACCAAGTGATTAAATCTTAA